GACAATGTAAGCAAGGCGATGGAAGAGCCTGTTCAGACTGACCTTGCCGACCTGCCGAGGGAAATCAACTATGTCGATGACATCTGCACACATTTGGGCGACAAGCCAAGTGTGGGACTCAACGACATTCTCTACCTCAACTGTTTCCGCAACAGCAAGTACACCTCATGTGTCATCGAGAAGTCTACCGACCACGGAGCAACGTGGAGCGCATTCTCGACAATCGACATCTCCTCCCTCGCTGCCGACACCCTCTATCTCGAAGACGGCGAGGACTGGGTGAGAGTCGACCTGTGTGCTACGAAGACCTACGGAATGTATAGGGCGCATCTTGAAGGAGGCGGTGCGACAAGCGGCTACACACATTGGGAGGTTATTGACAACACGGCAAGCATCTTGAAGGAATCGGGTGCGACTAATGCGACTATTTCCTTCGCTAATGAATACTGCAATCCCTACCTTGTCCAAAGATGTAGGAGAGCCAATGCCTATCTGCCGTATGGCGAGGCGAGATTCCCGACCATGCTGGAGAAGGGGACTGGCAAAATGAGTGTGGATTGGGTGTACAGCGAGAGCCTCGACACCTGCGCCCGAATCTTCTGGAGAGGTGACTACGGAGTGGTCTTTGCTGATGTAGAACTTCCAACATCATAAGCTATGGCAAGAATAATCAAAGGGCGGCAGATGTCTGCAAGATATTACAAAGGCAGGGAAGTGCTCAAGGAGTACAAGCAGGGGAGGCTGGTCTACGAAAAGTCCACCTCCATCCCCGACTACCTCTGCTTCACGGCATTGGAGGCTGGGCAGTTCACACTGACCATCCCTGCTGCGGTGACACCCACCTACTTGTCCTACATCGAGTGGAGCAAGGACGGGAGGACATGGAATCATCGTGACAACTCATCTGAGGCGGTGACCATTGATGTGCAGGTGGCAAGTGGGGACAAGGTGTATTGGAGGGGGAGTGGACAATGTATGACACCTAATCATACCGCCGCCAACAATGCATCGAGGTTTTCCTCTACTGGAGAATTTGATATGAGTGGCCATTTGCTTTCGCTTCTCAAAGGCAGCGACTATGATAACCTGTCTGGCATTGGCAATTACACATTCTGCAACCTCTTTTTCCAGTCTTCAGGAAGCCTTGGTGTCGTGCATGCTCATGACCTTGTGATGCCTACGCTTAATAAGACTGGTATGTTTTTCAGTCTTTTCCGTGGATGTACATCACTTGTTTCAGCCCCACCTCTGCCACAAACGGAGATACCATCATGGGGATTCAGAGAAATGTTCTACGGGTGTACATCACTTCCTACTATCGCAAGCATGGTGGCTACAACCTTTGGCAACACTTGCTGTCAAGCAATGTATCAAGGTTGCACATCACTTACATCTGTAACACTTCCTACTCCGACATCCTATAGTGGTACGGGGCAATTCAAATTAATGTTCTACAATTGTTCCAATCTGTCGTATGTTAAGTTTCTTGCAACAGATATAAGTACAGAAAATTGCACCTACAACTGGCTCTACGGAGTCTCCTCCAATGGCACATTCATCCAAGCCGAGGGAGTCACTTGGCCGAGAGGTGCAAGCGGAATTCCTGCTGGGTGGCTTGCTTATGACGAGGGTGAGGACATTCCGAATGACTATGCAGCTTGTGACTATATTCATATCACAAAAGGGAGCGGCATGGTGGCTGATGTATTGGCAGACAAGTCAACTTATGGATGTGAATTGGAGTACAATTTCACGCAGAACGAACTTGATGCTGCCGCAAACCACAACACATATATTCCGCTCATGTATTACTCGAATGCTGTAACTACAGACCCTGATTTTCCCAAACAAATAAATGGACAATTATACCTTCGGTATGGCGCAAACTGGCTTGGATGGCAGAGAAATGCGGGTATATACACCAATCCTACAACTGGTAAAAAAACAACCAACTCGTCAGCCATTATAATGAAGAGACCAGCCGTGACTGGATGGCATTATATAAGATGTGCCGCAACCACTACTGACGATAACTTTATTTGTTTGTTTGACGATGAGATTTCTCAGACGGGAATAAATTATTATCGACTGATGAACGAAAATCCTACTGACGAGCCAGCAGAAATATATATATCATGCAGAAGTGCATCAGCAGCATATCCAATCGACAATGGTGGTGATATGAAATATTTCAAGATTATTCATCCCGATGGTGAAACTATTGTTGCTGACTATGTGCCATGTGTAAGGAAAAGCGACAATGTGGCTGGATTTTGGGACAAGGTTGGATTAGTGTTCAAGTCATCATTCAGAACACCATTTGTTGCTGGTTATAATCAAACATAAACAACATAATAACGAATAACCCCCATAAACCCAAACAATCATGCGACAAGAACTGAGATTTTATCGAACCGAAAAGGCCATCGAAATCGAGGCCGAGGGCAAGGTCATCGCAAGCATTCCGATGATTGAGGAGCAGCCACAACCTGCTCCCGAACCCACCCCGAAGAGTGTGACCTACACCTTCGGCGAGTGGAATCCCCAAGTCACCCACACAAGGCTGACCGAGCCTAAGACCAAGTGGGCGGTCTTAAACTCCCTCTCCGAGAACAAGCGGAGCATCCACCTGCCCGCCAACGTTACCAACCCCAAGGGAATCCTCAGCCTCACCATACGCAAGCAGACGGCCAAATACGGCAGCGAGGAAAAACCCTACACATCGGGTGTTGTCTACTCAGCCAAGATGTTCGGCCTTGGAAGAGTGGATGTAAGAGCGAACCTCCAATTCGCCCTCGACATCAAAAACTCCATCTGGCTCACAACCTCAGCCTTTACGACCCGTGAGACTGGCAAACTCAAACAACTGATAGAGTGCGATGTTGTCGAGTACACGGGAGCAGACACGGGTGAGTACAACACCGCCCGAGGCATGTGGCTTTGGCAGGAAAACAAGCAGTCCGTTTCCGCTGACCGACTCCCCTACATCGACCTAACCACCAAGACCTCCCTATCGGGCGGAAGTTGGTGGTGGGTGGCCAGTCACAATGCGTGGTATCAATGGACACTCTACCCCGTCTGCCGTAACGGCAACCGATTCCGTGGAACGAACGGGAAGTACTACTTTGTGACCAACACGGAAAGGGGTACTTACATCCCCTCCACCGAACTCACATGGATTCGGGAAGACGGTGTGGAAGGAAAAGGCCTTGACGGCAACAAATACTTTACCGTTGAGCCGACCGACCCCATCGGAGGCGGTGCAGTTAAGAGCCAATTCTTGGACGGCAAGACCAAAATCGCTGGCTGGCACAAGTGGTCAATCGTCATGGAGAAGACCTACATCGCCTACCTCTGCGATGATGTGGAATACTGGCGCAGTCCCGAACCGCTCCAACTCCCCGACGACCTCACATACAACCTCATCTTCGCCACCAACTCCATCACGGACAAGTACACGGGCGAGCACACCATGCAAGTGGAGAGCGTAACCTTCACACCGAAGCAGTGATGGACGAAGACACCGACATTGAGCCTATCGGAGGCGATGCTTTCGACTGGTAATCAGGATTGGAACTTGAAATGATTTAAACAACAAACAATTATGGCAAAATTTTCAGAAGTTATTGAGTGCCTGAAGAACGGAGGCACAGCCCAGCGCATCGCATGGTACGTATACGGAGACAAGGAAATCATGATGCAGATTCCGCAACGCATTGCCAAGGATATCGTGCCGAAGATGACCTCAGTGCAGAACGGCATCAAGCCCAAGCTCTCGACCGTAGGCTCAGGCGAGATAGAGTATCACGACCAGGTGATTATCATCAGCTTCACCGACGACGGCAAGACACCCGCCCGCGCCACCTACTACATACCGACGTGGGAAGACATCTTCGCTGACGATTGGCGACTGTCAGAGGATGCCGAGTCCTACAAGAAGCGCATGAAGACCGAGTGGATGGAACTGGAGGACAAGGCAGGAAAACTGTCTTCGTTCTTTAAGTCGCACATCTTTGAGACCCTGCCCGAAGAGAAACAGCAACTCATGCACGAGCAATACGATGCTATGATTCACTATAGCACCGTGCTGGGTAATCGTTGCAAGCTGGATGGCATTGACCTGTAAGTGCTAAAAACTGGATAGATATGGCAACAATAGACCTGCAAGTAATTCTCAACGGCATCCCCCTCCTGCTCACCATAGCGGTGGCCGTGATGCTCATCGTCATCGTCGCAATGGCGGTAGACTGCTGCTTCGGATGGCACAAGGCAAAGGAACGTGGCGAGGCAAGAACCTCCTACCTCTTCTCCCGAAGCCTCAACAAGTTCATGCTCTATGAGGGCCTCCTCATCATCTGCACACTCATCGACCTGCTCATCCACTTCGGCTGGTATCAGTTCAGCCAGGACACCTTCTACTGCGTGCCCATCACGGCCTGCTTTGCGGGGGTCATCCTCTGCTGCGTAGAGGTCTGGTCAATGCGGGAGAAGGCCGACGAGAAGACACGCAAGCACATGGGCGAAGTGGTGGAAATAGCCACCAAGGTCGGCATTGCCGCCGCCCAGTCCGCCAACAAGGAAGCCATCATCAAGGCCGTCTCGGAGGCACTCGCCTCCAACCACCCGCCCGAAGACCAAGACTCGGAATTTTCTTCATAAATGATAAGTGTAAATGTTATAAGGTAATTAGAGTTTGTTTTGATGATTATTAGTTAGTAGATTTTGAACATCAAAGACCCCTTGCCCGCTGCGAAGTTCGCAAGGTTTTAAAACCTAAACAAAGCAATATGAAATACTTCACCTACAAAGAACTGACAAAGTCGGCCACCGCCCAGCGCCGTGGCATCGACAACACACCCAACGGCATCGTCAAGGCCAACCTCACCGCCCTCGT